AATGGATCATACCAGAATTGTGTGACGAATCTGCGATTAGTACCAGTGGTTCTACTGGCAATTACTTGAACACCGGTTGTTCTTGCAACAGCATGCTCTTCAAATTCAAGTTTATTTTGAATTCTTGCATTTCTTACAGAGATAATATTTTCCTGAACGGTTTCTAAAGTTCCCGATGAAGTAAATCCTTCTTCAGAAATTGAGCTTGCCGAATCTTGATTATTTGCTTCATCATTAATAAATGTAAGTACTTTAGTTCCTGCTTCAAATCTTGGATTAATGTCCACATTCGGATCAGGAATAAAGAAACTTCCACTCAGATTTGCAGAAATATCAGCAATCAATCTATGATCAGTAATTTGTGCCATAGCACCACTTTGAGATCCTGTCAAAATCATGCTGCTTTCAACCCAACCAAAATATTGTCCTTGTGCTTGCGCTTGTAGGGAGAATGTGTCAACATTCAAAATATTAGATGTTGAAGAATAAGACTCTGAAAGTAGTTGTCCTGTATAAGGATTCCTCTTATATGTTTCTGTTGGAATATTATATTCACCTGCTTTATGGTTTGATTGAGCAACCCTAAAAGTAATCTTAGGGATCGCTCCTTCTGGATGATCAGGTCTAGAAATAATTGGTGCACCTATAACAGTTTCACCTACATCAAATACACCCTCTAACATGGTGATTTCAAGAAGTTTTGGAACACAGAATTTAGTTACATCAACATTATCAAAGAATGCATACATTCTTGCCAATGGTTTAACTTTTTTATTAACAAACTGAATGTTCCTAGATCTCATATAAGGAACAGCATCTCTACTTACAACACGATCTCCAACAGATGTATTATCCCATTGTTCAGTAACAATAGTTCGACTTCCTGTTCTTGACTTTACACCAGTATCTCTAACTTCTCTTAAAGTTTCTTCAATTACATTATCTTGAGTCCAGAATGATCTAGTAAATCCTCTGTGTCCACCGGCACCACGGAATGTACCACTACGTGCACCAGAACGTTCAATTCGTGTTCTTGTAGAATTGATTACATCAGAACCTGTCCAATTTGTTTCCCATGCATTCCATATAGTAGGAGCAAAACCAGTTTGTGGGTCAACATTTTGAGTTTCAACCATTTCACGCATGGTCTCTTTATAATTACCTTCTGCTTCAATAATCTTAGCTTCTAGTCTTGTAGTGTCGATCCAAGTATCTGTGGCAGGTGTCAATTCAAGAGTTCCTTGCCAAAAACTTACCAAAAATGGAGTTACACTTTCAGTTCTTGTTGCAAAAGATTGCTTAAGCCATTCAACTTCAGCATAATCAAGAGTAACTACATCAGAAGTTTTTCTTACATTAATTCCTTCTGGAGCACTAAATGCCAAATCCACTGCAGGATCAACATTAACAACTGGACCTTGAACAAGATCAATTGAATTTGTATAGTGTTGTGGTTTTAATGTTTTTCCTTTAATATCAACACTATTTTTGTAAGGAAGATCATTTTCTTGAGCTCTTACAGAACTAAAATTATCAACAAAGAATCCAGACTTAAATCGATTTAAACCTTGAGTGTCTGGAACAAACATATTAGCAGTGTTTGTTTCAAGCAACGTCAATGAAGTGTAATATTCTAAATTTTGAATCCTCTTTTCAAGTTGTTTAATATCAACCATCCTATATCTCTTGTGCTCCAAGAAATTAATTGATGCTTGTGATGGGTGATAAAGATATGGAGGAAGTTCTACTGTTGCAATTTCAAGTGCATTATCAACCCCTACTGGTCTTTCAGGATTCTCAGCAGAATCACCATAACAAATCTGGAATTTTCCATCTTTTGTAAGGAAAATTCTATCAACTCTGGGCAAATAGAATGTGTAAGTAAAATTGAGAGTCTCATCTGATGCTAGGATATTGCTAGCTGAATTTCCACTTTGATTAAATGTTCTTCCATAAAATTCAAAAGGCGATCTAGCATCTGCTGCTACAGTATAATTAGAAACTTTTGGTCTAATATCAATAATATCAGTTAACCTAATTCCATCTATTGTTCTAACATCTTGTGCAAAATTATATGATTCAGTATATGAATTTGCTGTTGTAAGATCTCCATTATCACTGGAATCATAATATCCATTTGAAAAATAAATCTTCAATTGATTGGATGGTTCATCAAATTCAGTTTTTCTCTTTATATACCCATAATCATAAAATGTTCCCCGTTGACCAGAATTAAAGATAAATTGATTTGATACATCAAAACTAGGAATTGATATACTAGAAACAGTTCCTTGAATTTTTGACTCTTCAAACAATACAACTTCACCTTCTCTAAATTCACCTTGATTTGTTGGAATATATGCAATTTGAGAATCTGTAAGTTTTTGTGCTACTATAGCAACTGCACCACTATTTTGACCTGTTAATTTCTCTCCAATTAAAAGATCTGTAGTTTTACCTTCTGGTCCAGAGAGTGCAGATAATACAACTTTAGGAGAAGAGGGTTCAGTTGTATCAGATGATTCATAGATTCCATGTATGCGAATTATATCTGGAATATTCAAAGAAATTTTAGAGTCTTGGACTCTTGTTCCATATGGATATGCCCCATATGTTAATCCATCATCCAAAGTTGTGGCTCCTATTCCAGATCCCACATACTTAGACTTATCAATTACTATTGAATTAACCCTATTCTTTATCTTCTTTTTAGCTGTTGGTTTAGTTTTCTTTAAAGTATATGTTAATACTGCTGCACTATCATCATCACCCAAATTATAAATCTGAAGTTCTTTTGCACCACCACTAAATCCAAATTTATCTTTGGCAAGTACTTCTGTAGATCCATCAGATCTAATTAAAGAATATCTTTCTTCATCATAAGGTAAGAAAGTTTCATTAGTTCCTGCTGCAACAGGTGTGCCTAATTGATTTGATGAAATAGATACTGTTTGAGATTTCCTTATCGTAATATACGAATCATCCAAATCTACCGTAGAAATATTATTCTGCGGAAGTAAAGTATAAAGTGTATTATCACTAGATGCTTCTATAGATGTTTGTAATACTTTAAGATCTGTTACATCAAGTCTAGCAATGGGAAGCCTACCTTGAATTATATTACTAACAGTAGTAACACCTGTAATAGTAACTTGGGTTGTTCCTACACTAACTACTGATGCATATACTGGTTCAGAATAATTAGGACTACTATACGTTATTAAATTTCCAACTTCAACACCAACGCCAGTTCCTGGGAAAAGTGGATTTGTCGAAGTTATAGTACTTAATCCACCAGGACTAACTTTACTAATGGTAGCAATTCCTACATCAAACTTAAGAGATTGCATTACATCAGCACTAAAGGTAGTGCCAACTCCAACAACGCCCCCAATATTACCATGAATTGATTGAACATCAGCAATTCCATAAGAAGTAATAGCAGTTGCAACTCTTCTATTGGTGCTAATACCATTAAATTCAAATTCTTCGTTTAATATAAATATTCCCGTTTTATCATAAACATCAATAACATTAACATCACTTACATTATCTTTAAGATAAGCAACAGCACCACTATTTTGTCCTTTTACTACTACTGGGGTTGATAATGTAACATTTTCATTTAGTGTAATTTTTGTAGTAGTTTGGACATCATAAAGAGAAATATTCCATTCATTATCATCAGGAAGAACAGAACTATAAGAACCAGATTCTAACTTATAATCATAAACTCTTGCCAACCCAATTTCATTTCCTGCAGGAGTAGTTTGAGCAGTTCCTACTCTACTATCCCTAAGACTTAGAACATATGTATTACCAATTCCTATAAGAGGAGTTCCAAAAGCTCTGTTTAATCTTAATGTAGACCCTGTATTATAAGATATTGATTCGTCCTTAACCGTTTTTGTATCTCTTGGTTTTGGACAATCTGCATTTGTTGTAGTAATAGTTTCTAATTCATATCCTCTTACATATGCTTTTCCTGGAGAAATTGAATAAACTGCCAAATCCTCTGCTGCAGGAGTTCCTCCAGGAGTCAGTTGACCTTCTTGATAAACTCCGTTATTACCCCTTCCATCATTTAAAGATTCTCTAACTTTAACATCAAAAGGAGTTATATAATAACTGCCAGATTCGTCATTAGTTCTTCTAGCTAATTCGTCATTAATGATAGTATAATTATCTGTTTCTTTTTTAGATCTTAAAATTCCATTCTCAACAACTGCCAATTCAACAAAATTCTCATCATTCATATCATTCAGAGCTTTTTTGTAAAGCACTGTTGATACTTTAAGTCTATCAGCACCTGGAGCGGCATAATTATTATATCCAGTCGCATTATCAGTTAATTCTTCATCTTGCTCTGCTGTAATAATCTCCTCATTAATATAAAGACCTATTCTATAAGATGGAGCATTTGTATATTGATCTAGAACTAAAGTTTCATCCGCAACATTAACAAATTGTCCCCGAATAAAATAAACACCATTAACAATAGAAAAAGAAGATCCTGTAGAAGATGCATTAGTTGCCTGTGTAATTGCAAGAGGTTCTCCCGCTGCAATTGTTTGATTGCCAAGAAGACCACTTAAAATCTGGTTATCAGATGATATCCCCTCTCCATTTGCAAATGCTTGAGTTGTATGATCAGAATTACTTGCGGCAATATAATTTACATATAATGTGGTATTTCCTCTTTCAGAATCAGATGATAATAAAACGCTATCAACATTAGCAGTTACTCCAGTTGTTTGACCAGTAATTTTTGTCCCTATTAACTGATCAACATAAGCATCTATGGGAACACCTTGATAAGTGTTGTTAAGTTCAACAGCATGATAATCACGAGTATATGCAGTATTTCCAGGTATTACCTTTGCACCTTCTTTAAAAAAATGTTGCCCAAACCTTTCAATTTGATTCTGAAGAATTGATTGAAGATTTGTTAATTCTCTTGCCTGAACAGGATATCCTGGTTTAAACAACACCCTATGGTAATTGTCTGCCGGATTAAAATCATCATAATAAGGTGAAACGTCTAGATTTGTTATTTGGGACATAATTCTTTAGAACTGCAATATAACCTTGACATCTTCTTTTTGATTGGCAGATCGTGTAACTGAAGGCCTATTATCAATATAAATTACATTTCCCGAGTCTCTTGCAACTTCGGGATTTGCAACTCCATCAACAAACGATTGGCCAAGGTAGTATGTCCTATTATTTATTACAGTTGAGACACCGGTAAAGGTACTATCAATTGACAATCCTTCAGCTACAGATCCTCCAATAATAGTGAGACTTCCTGTACCACTAGGAGATGCCGTAAATTCTTGTTGCACAAATCCATACTGTGGATTTGTTATTGCAACACCAACAGTATTAAATCCTGCCATTGTGCGATCTTGCCAGAATTTTAAAACTCCTGTTGCCTGATCATAACTAACAACTCTTCCAACAGCAGTAGATCCTGTTGCTACTGTTTGTGTAACAAATGAATCGGCAGCAAATGTTGCTGAACTATATCCAATTCCAGTTAACATAAGAGCTTGAACTGCGCTAGCCTTATCAGAGGTTAACAGTGCAGTTGATCCATATGATCTAGGATTTTCAACAATACCAACTCTTGCCACTTGGTTGCCAGTAATAAAATCTGGATTTTGGATATCATTCTCAAATCGAGAATACATTAAAACATTTCTTGAACCCAACTCTCTGTAAATATCATATCCATGACCACCTTGAGGTGGAATAATTACATCAAAAGTTGGTCTAGTAATTCCTGTAGGAACTCCACCAGCAACTAAATCAACATTTCCAAAAGTATATCCCGAACCTTGATTGGATACAACTACAGAATCGACTTGAGAATCATTATTAATAGAAACTGTACATTCTGCTCCTGTTCCATCACCATTAATTGGAACTTTTGTATAAACTACTCCCGCTGTCCCAACACTTGTTCCTCTGTTTGTAATAACTACTGTTTTAAGAGATCCTGCAACAGCATTATTTCTAATGGCACTATATGCATCTGCAGTCTCCCAATCACTCGGTACAGGAATATAATTAGTTGAATCAAATTTTACAATATCAGAAGGGTTAATAGTATAAAGATATTTCCAAATATAACCATCTCCACTAGAACCAGCCGCTCTTGGTTCTAAATCTATAAATGTTGGTTCATCAAGAGATGGACTTCCATTTGGAGTTTCTGGAAAAGTTCCATTTTGCAAACAGATATAAACCCTGTAATCACTATTCATTACATAATATTGTGCTCCATATAAATTAGTTGCACCTGATACTGGAGCAGTATTAGAAGTACTATAATCTGAGCGATACATATCATATGTATTACCAGATCTCCAAGTAATTTTAGGTATTACTAATCTAACATCTGATGCATTGATTTTCTTGAGCGCAATAATACTTTCCCAATATTCATTTTCCTCATCAAAACTATCAACTGGTGCAGGCGGACTATTGTCCCAATCCGATTGAATATCGGAAGCATTTGGTAAACCAATAAAAGAATAATAAGAATTGACACTAGTAGTTAAA